TATGACCCGGCAGATGTTGCAGGGTATGTATTCCCTATGTGGCGCTATGGTGGGATTCGTCCTGAATTAATGATTAGTGGAACTACAGCACTAAGATATTTCAATAGAGTAGCCAGTAACGCCAATCAAGAGATGACAACCAGGGGAGCACTACAAACCGCATACAGTGATGCAACCGGGATGGTAGATTTTGATACTGCATTCGGTGACCCGGCGTTAAATCTGCCTGAATGGATTACTCTAATGGATGTTGGAGGCGTTACAGCCGGAGCAATCCGTCAATATCCGCCACCGCTAAAGTTTGCGGACAATGGTAATACTCTGATGCTTTAGATTGATTCAGGTATCTTAGTAGGGTGAGAATGCCATTCACATTCAGTACAGTTTTTTTGTACTGCGACTATTTTTGAAAATATCCGATGATGGTAAATGTATTCCGTAACACAATTTGCACCACATGCAAAACACTTCATAGGTTCGCCTCCAAGAAGTTCCAGATTGCAATGTGAGTATATTTGTTATTGTTACCCATTAGAAACTTTAAACCGTCTTTAGGTGAGGCGCGTTCTGGATGATACCTCCACATAGATTCTTCATGGTTGATGACAAATATTCCCCCATGTTCTGATTGAAACAGTTGGATAAAATATCTAGAACCGTCGCCGGGTTGAAAATCAAAAGACCTCATTATTCCACCCTCCTTTTCATTAAAGCAAACGATAGCAATGCATGAAATAATGGTCTGCTATTTGGTTCCGTATCTATGTAAGCCATAATCGTATGATATGCTTCTTCGAACTCTTCCCATGTTGGTTTCGAGCTCATTCTAACATCAACTCGCGAATTAGCATAAGAAGTGATTGTGCCATTGCGTTGTTTTCTGCACGATGATGAAGCATTCCCCATAATTGATGAGTTGGAATGTCTGCGGCAGCAAAAGCATCCTTTCCATCAAGTTTATTTCTAATTGCACTTTGGATAAAACTGGAACGCTTGTTAAGTTTTGACAGTGCTTCTAATTCTCCTACCATTTTGATAGGTAGAAGGACATTAATTTTCGTTTTTCGGCTCATTGGGTTGTCTCCTTTCAGATAGGGGTAGACCCACCCCTATAAGAAACCTTGTCAAAAAGGCTCACTGCGGGGTAAAATTAGCCTTTGCGACAGCCCACCTGTTCAAGATAAGGATTTACAATACTATATTAACTTCAACTAGGGACATCCCATCATGGCAAAGAATGCTGGCGATGTAATCCTTCGGGACAGAATGCAATTTGAGTTAGATAGTGTGGGAAGTAGAACTACTCTTTACGGAAGAATAGATTTGTCGAGTTATGTCAACCCTATTTCACGAGAAGGACTCGCCATAAAAGAAATACGATTTCAATTAAGAGACCCAAATTCCTCTACGAATACTGGAACTCTTAATCCAATTGCAGATTTCATATCAACAAGCGGCTCTACTGGAAAACAATCAGTACTCAAATTGTATGCAACTACTAGAGCATACGAAAACGCTTCAGAAGTAGGTATTGCATCTCCTGATGTTCTTTGTGTTCTTGAGAAATTTGCAGTTGTTGGCGCTACTCCAGCTGATACATCTCCTGCATTACTTGCTTGGGAATCTTGGTATGGGCCAAAGGACTTGCATCCTGAAGGTTATACTGTTGTATCTGATTTACTTATCGGAGTTGCAGCAGACAATTGGAGTGTCCAAGCAGATGATACTCTAGAAGTAGATGTTATGCTAATAGCAGAACCAATCAAGATTACTACCGAGCGCATGAATGAAATTCTAAGTCAGGCGCAAGACCTCTGAAGGGGGTTTTGACTTGGTAAAAGGAAAAGTAGGTAAGGAAGCACTCAAAAGGTTTAGTCGAAGTAAGTTCGCTAAAGGCGCAGGTGTAGCAGGTGGAGCGAGAGCAGCAGAAGAAGCAATTTCTAATCCATATGCTCAAGCGGCTTTGGGGGCTGTGGAGGGTGCGGCGCTTGGCTCGGCTCTTGGCCCTCTTGGTGCTGCTGGAGGTGCTGTCGCAGGTGGGCTTCTCGGCTTCGTGCTTGCAGATGGTGAGAGAATTGTTCCTTGTGATATGGTAGCGATTCCAGCATACCAATATGCTAGTGTACTTCAGGGAAGAGAACCAACCTTCCAAGTCTTCATTAAAGAAGGCGAAGTTATTCAACCAGTAATCCCAACCGATTATGAAATGGCTGGGCAAATAGTAATGGCTGAAGAAATAGTCGATGCAAAACCTAAGCGCAAACTTAGCAAGTGGCAACGATACATAAAGGTCAAGAAAAACCAAATTAAATTTAAAAATGGAAAGTTGGATCTCAAGAAAATGGGCAGAGCATACAGGAGGCTTAACCGTGGCAGTAAATGAAATTAGAGATACAATTCAAGGTAACATTACATTAACTGGGGATGGAATTGGTTACATGACCAGGTGCATTAACCTAAAGGAAGGTTTCAGGAATGAGATTCTTTCAGTAGATGTAACAAACGATAACTTGGCTCTCTCTTCTGTTTTTGGCGCACCTCCTAAAGCGTACCAATTGTATGTATCACCTTACCCCATTATTCCTACAACTGAAGATTTAACACTTAACGATGGAGCAATAGTATTTCCAAACGCTGGCCCAATGTCCGGAGATGAATTAGTCCTATACAAAGAAACAGAAATTTCCTTTTTTTCAGGCGAGGGACAGGCAATTCCTAGTTTCTTTAAGACTGAATTTCCATCTGCACAAGTAGCCGCTACACCAACCACTAAATGGTACAGTCCTCATTTATACATCACAATATTGTATTGGGGAGCTCCTGATGAAAGAATTGATACAAAGTTCAGTTTGTTTCTTAGAGTTAATCAAATTAAGTCTAGTGGGACCACTGTTTCAATGGGACAATACAAAGAGTTCCTAGACTCTCAATGCAGACTATTGACATCAACCGCGGTAGTGTATGACCCGGCAGATGTTGCAGGGTATGTATTCCCTATGTGGCGCTATGGTGGGATTCGTCCTGAATTAATGATTAGTGGAACTACAGCACTAAGATATTTCAATAGAGTAGCCAGTAACGCC